GTCTAGGTGCTTCGCCACGAACTTTACCACTTCGGCTGCTGTGGTGAAAGCGTAGCCTTTCCATGGCGACTCGTACCCCGCCTTGGGCTTGTTGTTGGACTTCTCGATCTTCTCGTCGAAGATTTCGACCTCGAAGCCGTTCTCCAGCTTCTCGATTCGGAGGACTGTGTCGCTCATCGTACCTACCCCTATGCAGTTGCTCATAGCGAAAAAGGGGGCTTGTGGCCCCCTTTCCTTATCGCGTGTCGGAGGCGGTTAGCCTTCGGCAACAACGACGAACGACTTGCTGGCGACCATGGCAGCCGCCTTCACCGTCACGGTGCCGTCAGCGTTGACAACGATCAGCGAGTTGGAGTCGATGGTGCGAGTGCCGGCGGCGACCGTGTGGAGCACGGTGGTAGCAGCCATGCCTTCGAACCACTCTTCCGTGATGCGGTCGGTCAGGTTGACGAACTGCACGAGGCGTGGCTTGAAGCCGAAGTTGAGGACGGTGTCAGCAGCGGCAACTGCATCGGTCGTGAAGGCCATGACCGAACGGCTCAGGACGCCGACGCTGTTGTTGATTGCGGAGGTAGCGATACCCATGGTGATTCTCCTTAAAAGGGTTGAAGGGGAGGGGTTTCCCCCTCCCTATTCATTACGACGTGGCGGTGACTTCGGCGCGGATCAGGAAAGCATCCTGCAGAATCACTGCAGCCTGCCAAGCCTTCCAGCCGACGGTGCCGCGCTGGCCGAGCGGGTCGCCCGGGGCCGGCTTCGGATTGACGACCATCGGAGTGATCGAATCCTTGCCCTTGAGCGGGACGATGCCGAAGGCGTCGCGAGCCAAGAAGATGATCGGGTAGACGTCCCAGTTCACGCCGGTGGTGGAGCGGTAGGTCGTGCCGCCAGCGGTAGCAGCGCCGGAGTCAGCCCACGGAGCGAAGATGGTAGACGACAGGTAGCGAACGCCTTCGACCGAACCGACTTCGGATTCCCACGGGGTAACCGTGCCGTACAGCTTGGTCGGGATGAAGCCGGCCATGTTACGGATGTCGGTCTCGAGGTCCGGGTGGACCAGAGCGACGTAGGCGGCTTCGACCGGCTCAGTGCGGAAGTTCGTATTGGACGAAACGACCTTGGTGAAGCGGCGGGCGTTCTGGCGGTTCAGGGCGGTCGTGATCGAACGCTGAACACCCAGAGTCATCGGGCCGTTAACGAGGTTACGAGCGCCGACCAGTGCACCAGCGGCACCCAGACGGAACACGTTGGTGCCGGCCTTGATGACGTTGAAGCGGATGGTTTCCAGCGTGTAGGCAGCCTGCTCACCGAGGATGTCGATGGCTTCCTGCAGCACTTGGTCCTCGTGGGTGTCCATGACGACGTCGGTGATGGTCACATAGTCGCCGAACTGGGACAGGGTGACGGTGTAGTCGACGTTCGCCAGCTTGTTGCCGGACGGGGTCACGCCTTCAACCAGCGGGGTGAGCGCCAGCGGGACGTAGAAGTTGCCAGAGCCGGAACCAGCCGAGCCGGTCGTGCCGGACAGGAAGTAACGACGCCACTTGGCAGACTTGGTGGAGTTGCGGTCAATCGGGTGCGACTGGCCGAACTTTTCGATCAAAAGGACCGGGGCGGCGCGTTCAAGCAGCTGCTTGACGACGAACGCGGCGGTACGGGGGCTGATATCACCATACGAGACGGCATTGGACATTTGTATGCTCTCCTAAAAAACTGTTGTTCCTGCCTTACGGCAAGACGGTCATTGCGGGCGGGTTGGTCAACGACGCGTAGTTGGTGTCGGTGACGGTCGCGTCGAGATCGAGCTTGGCGGTGAGTGCGACGATGGACGCACGCAACGCGGCAAGATCGACAGCGACAGCAGACAACACCTTCTTCGACTCAAGGTCGATGAGCTGGGCGCTGATCTTGATTTGCTGGGCCATTGAAAACTCCTGTCTGCGTTACTTTGGGGAGGTTGCTTCGTCCCAAGCCGAATCGAAATCATTCGGGTCTTGAGCGCCGGCAGTTGCTCCGCGCTTTGCACCGACTGCACCCATCGCTTTCGCCGCTTGTTTGGCCGCTGCGGAGAGTTCGGTTTGCTGCTGAGCCGGGGCGGTGGGCTTCGCTGCAGGCGCCGGGGGTTTCCCGGCGGGTGCTGCGGCTGGAGTTTGCCACCCCGTCTCATTCTTGAACCGCTGAATCATCTCAGCGACGTCTTCGGCGGTTCCTTGCTTCACCACGTTCTGGTAGGCCGCCTTCAGGAAGGATGGTTGCTTCTCAATCCACTCCATCGTCGGCTGATAGACCGCGTCGTAATCCTCGTGGGCCTCGTAGATCGCTGCCATGTGGTCGTTGGTCGTGTATGTCTCAACCGTCGACTGCAGGGGGGCGATCACTTTACCCACCTCACTGAAAGCGTAATTTAGAGTATCCACCTGCAGTTGTCTACTCATCAGCTCAAAAATACGCTTCATATCCGGCCACTCCTTCTGGAGGGCGGCAAGTTCTTCCGTCTCTTCCGGGGTGTACACCGGCACGGGTTCGGAAGCGGCTGGCTCCGGGGCGGGGGCAGCCGGGGGAGTCTGCTGCCCCGCGCGGAGGGCCTCGAGCTGAGCAGCCTGCTCCTCGAAGCGGGCCTGCCAGTCTACTGTTTCAGGCTCTTCGTTACTGCCAGCAGGCTCTCCGCCTTGGTCGTCTTGTAGTCCCTCACCATCCGGAACAATGGGGTCACTTCCCTCTGCCGGAGGTTCTTCGCTATTGCCAGCGCCATCGGTCGGCTGAGCTTGCTGTTGATCATCGTCCGAAGGCAGGTCTGAACCGTGCGCTTGATCGGTCGGGGTATTTTCTGCATTGGGGGTCTCTCCCTTGTCGGTCAGTGAGTCAAAAACGCTGGCGAATTCGTCATAACCTTCGAGTTGTTCCGGGGGCATGATCGCTCCTTATTTGGGTGTTTGAGTGAGTTGGATGGGTGGCTGCTGCTGGATGTCCAGCAGCTTCTGGTACGTCTGGGCCTCCGCCTGAATGGCGCGGAAGTCTCCAATGTCGGTCACAGTCATCAGCTTAGCCAAGGACTGCTCCAACTGGATTGTTAGCAACTTGGACAGGGCTTGGCCCGTTGCCTCGTCCTTGCTTTGGTGCAGCACCCTTCGGCTTTGCTCCAGAATTTCGCGCCGGCGGCTTAGCTCCCCCTGAATCTTGCTCATTGTTCATACCTCCTTCAAGTGCCCCTAGTGAGGCGTTCATCGTCTCCATCAGTGTCTTCGCCTGCGCACCGTCGGCGGCGGCGGAGTTCTTGTCGGCCTGCGTGAGTGCCTTGACGGCTTCGGCCAGAATCTTCCGGACCTCGGCGCTGAGCAGCTCATCCGTCTGGCTCTTCTGGGCCTGTGCTGCTTGGCTGGCTGCTTCGTCGCGGCGCTTGGCCTCATCCTTGTCGCAGAGGACAATCCCTACGTCGATGTCACGCGAAGCAAGGCGCTCGCGCAGCAGCTCGTACGGGTTGATATACCGCTTGTCTTCCTCGCTCAGCGTCTGGCTCAGGTTGTCCAGCACCATGCCCCGGACCTCCTTGGCCATCAGGCTGGAGGAGCCGCGCGGGATGACTTGGTGGTCACCCTTGATCGACTTCTTGGGGTTGAACTGCATGTTGAACGCGACGATGGACCCGATCACCGACTGCGTGAACAGGTCGAAATTGCGCACCACATCCTTGAACGGCAGCGCCGCGTCTCCCTTGAGCATGGACGCGCCGGCGGCCGTGCGGAACGGCTCGCTCGGACCCTTGCTCATATCGCCGCCGGTGGCCGGGGAGATGAAGGTCTCCGTGTCGGCGAACTCGCGGAACAGCCCGATGAGCTTGAGAATCTCATCCATGTGGTTGTCGATCTGGATGTTCTTGACCGCCGGGATACCGGCGTCCTGTCCCATGCCTTCGCGATACCACACCTTGTACGAGTGGATGGACGTCAAGTCCTGATCCATGCGCAGGAGGTCGGTGTTGATCTCGAGCTGCGGGCCGCACGTCACGGAGGCGTTGTCGATGAGCATCCGGGAGCCTGCAGCGATGGCCATCTGGCTGTCGCGCATGATATTCGGGAGGCCGTTGCCGGTGATCATCGACTCGTCGTCTTCGAAGATGAAGTGGTGGTAGGTGTTGACCTTCTGGTCCACCTCCATCAGCACCCACGGGTTCATGTCGGCCTTGATCACTTCGCCTTCGATGGTCCAGATGATCGCTTCGATCTGGTCGCCAAGCTGCTCGTCAGCGATGTCGTACCCTGCGTTCTTCAGCTCGACCGCGGGGATGTACCCGTCCCACACCATGACCTCATACTTCCGGCCGTCTTGGTCGTTGACATTGAGCTGGGCGCCCATGGCCTTGACCTCGGCCTCATAGCTCCGACGGCGGTAGTTCCCCTTGGGGTGATCTTTCAGGTATGCCTTGATCACGTCGCCGAAAAAGTCCTCGCGCTCGGCGAGCTCGCGGAGCTGGTGGCGGG